AATCAATGGAGCTACCACTTTTGCAACTGGTTTCACATCTTCGACTGGCACGAATACGATTGGGACTATTGAATCAACGACAATAAACAATACTGGTCTTGCCACGGTTGGCACGCTAGAGATTGGTGGCTTGGCTGGTCCAAAAATAACCAATGTTTCCTATGGCACATTTCCCTTCTCTGGAGGCACGGTTCAAACACACGCTGCCAACGACACCATAAGTGGCACATTTGCGTTGTCTTGTCAGCTTGGAGACATTGTGATTGCTTCGATCAATAGCCTTGGATCAACCACTGGCACTGGAGCCTTGATTGCAACAAGCTTCTTTCCCATAGCAACGGATGTTGTCGAATACAACATAATCGGAAAAGGTTCAACCGCAGGCACAATTCCTGCAGGAACAATCTTCGCAACCGCACTGAGGTTCACGGCTTAATATGGCAATTAAATTCAATCGCTCCCAGACTTTTGCCACCAACGGAACGGTTACAGCCGCAGGGTTGCATAACCTGATTGACGGCACTGACATCTACCAGGCGTTAATCACCGACCAGACCAATCTTACTTCGGTTGGCTCCGGCGACGAGCTATTGATTGCCGATGCGGATCTGACCGCAAATGACGCGCCTCGCGCCGTTACGGTCAACGAATTGTTTGAGGATGCGCTGACGATCAGCACCTACACCAACGCCAATATCAATAACATTTCCTACGGTACATCCACCGGCACTCGGCTTGTTTCAACAAATGCGTCGATCACGACAGGAACGATCCCGAATCTTACCTCCAGCACGGCCAGTATCACCATCGGAACCATCCCGACCCTAACCGCCGGAACCACGACATCGACCGCCGCCAACATCACCAACGGAACGATCCAGACGCTTACTTCAAGCACGGCGACGATCACTGGCGGAACCTTCAGCGGTTTGCTCAATAGCTCCACCGGTACGTTCTCCGGTGCAATCAACAGCACTGCCGGGACGATTGGCACTCTTAATTCAACCACAGGAACCATCACCAATCTTTCAACCACGCTCGCTGGCGATGTCACGATCAGCAGCGGAACGGCCACGGTCGGAACCCGAGTGGCCGTGGTCAACACGGCGCAGGAATATACTGCTACCCACAACTTCAACGCCACCAGCCTCACGATCAGCACTGGCAGCACGATTGCGTGGGATCTTGCGGCCAATCAGGTTGCCAAACTTGAGGTCACGACCAATTCAACGCTCAACACTCCTACCAATCCAGTAGACGGCGCAACCTATATGTTGGTCGTCACCCAAGGCACGGCTGGAAGCAACACTCTTTCCTTCAGCACGGCCTACAAGTTCCCCGGAGGCGTAGCTCCCACCCTGTCCGTTGGCTCCGCTGACGTTGACGTTCTCGCCTTTATTTCCAACGGCACCGTACTCTACGGCGTAACCAGCCAAGACTTCTCCTAACCCCTATGCCTTGGCCCGTCCATCCGACCGGCTTCTTTGGGGCTAGGGGCGACTCCGACACCTACCGCATCGAGCGGAGTTTGCGGTTTAATTCGGGTGATTCTGCGTATCTTACAAGGACATTTTCTGGGACTCCGTACACATACACATTAAGCTGGTGGGTTAAGAGGGGTGCATTGTCAACTTCCCAGATCATGTTTGGATCTAGGCAAGGCGCAAGTAACCCCAGTTGGATTCAACTTCAGACAGACAATACGATTCAAATTACTCTTGGGGTTAGTTCTGCCGTGCTTACGACAACTAGGGTATTCAGAGATCCTTCTGCATGGTATCATCTTGTCTTGTCAGTTACCGCAAGTGGTGCTTCGTATTTTTATGTCAATGGCATTCAGGTTGGAACTTGGACATCTTCAGCAACTCCTTATCTTTTCAACAGCTCATATACAAACGCTATTGGAAGATACGGAGATTCTGCATCAGATTATTTTGATGGCTATATTTCAGAGATTCATTTTGTAGATGGACAAAAATTAACCCCATCATTCTTCGGCGAAACCGATGCCATCACAGGCCGCTGGAAGGCAAAGGCATACAGCGGAACGTATGGGACGAATGGGTTTTATCTTAAGTTTGCAGATAATAGCAACAATACGGCAACTACTCTTGGTAAAGACTCAAGCCCAAATGGCAACAACTGGACTCCAAATAATTTTGTTGTTTCACCAGTTACCAGCGCAGGCAACGACAGCCTTGTGGATTCACCGACTAATTACGGAACAGATACTAGAGTTGGTGGAGAGGTGAGGGGGAATTACACCACACTAAATCCGCTTGAGGCTGGTGGAAACGGAACTTTTTCAAATGGAAATTTAGATGTGGTTGCGGCAAGCTCAACTGGAAATCCTCCAAAATCAACTATTCCGTTTCCTTCTATTGGCAAGTGGTATTGGGAGGCAACATATACAACAACAAATAATTCGCAGGGGCTTGGAATAATTGCATCAACATCAAAATCAAGAGATACAAATTCATTTATTTACGCACCAAACGGAACAAAAATTGTAAATGGATCAAGCTCATCTTATGGATCTTCCTATACAAATGGTGACATTATTGGATTTTCATTAGACATGGATTTAGGAACATTAACTTGCTATAAAAATAATTCATCTCAGGGAAATATAGCAACTGGATTAACCGGAGAATGGAACGCAATGATAGCTGGAGGAGGAGGTTTAACAGCATCTGCTTCATTTAACTTCGGCCAACGCCCCTTCGCCTACACCGCCCCGACCGGCTTCAAAGCTCTCTGCACCCAGAACCTACCCCAGCCGACGATCCAAAAGCCAAGCAAGTATATGGATGCCTTGGCCTACACCGGCACCGGCGCATCCAACTCCATCTCCAGCCTAGGCTTCAGCCCGGATCTGGTGTGGATTAAGAATCGTGGGACTACGACAAGCCATGCCATTTACGATACGACCAGAGGAGCGCAGTCACAGCTTTCCAGCGACACAACCGGGGATCAGGTCACAAGCTCAAGCGGTCTTACTTCATTTGATGCAAGCGGATTTACAATTGGAACCAGCACGCTGGTCAATACCAGCGGGACGCAATATGTGGCTTGGGGGTGGGATGAATCGGTTCAGGCTGGTCTGGATATTGTGAGCTACACCGGCAACGGAGCCAGCCGCACGATTGCTCATAATCTTGGAGTTGCTCCCAAAATGATTATTGTTAAGGCTCGCACCACGGCAGGGGCGGATCAAGGGTGGCCTGTATGGCATACCTCAATTGCCAATACTACTTATCTTCAATTAAACTCAACAGCAGCTACTGCAACTGGAGCAGACTACTGGAATTCGACTAGCCCAACATCTAGCGTGTTCCCAATTGGAACAAATGCTGCTGTTAATACAAGCGCAGATACATACATTGCGTACCTATTTGCAGAGGTTGAGGGATTTAGTAAATTTGGAATTTACACAGGAAATGGGTTGGCAGATGGGACGTTTGTTTTTACTGGACACCGACCAAAATGGGTTATGATAAAGAGGACAGATTCCGCTACTGGTGCGGGTTGGTTTATCCATAATACGGAAACAAGCACATTTAACCTTTCGACAAATTATCTTAGATCAGAAATAAATAATGCTGAAACAACTCTTGGTCAATTAGATATTTTGTCTAATGGATTCAAACTAAGGGGAACAGATGTTTCTTGGAATGGAAGTGGAGCAACCTACATTTTCGCCGCCTTTGCCGAATCCCCCCTCAAATACGCCAGAGCAAGATAGGAGACCATATGTGGATCACATCAACCAATAACATCATCCGCCAACCCCAAGGCATCCGCATCGGAGATGTCAACCATCCGGCCAGCATCTTCTGGTGCTGGAGCAAGGAACAGCTTGCCCAGATCGGGGTCAAGCCCTACCACCCGGCCAGCGTACCCGCTGGCGAAAGGGTCACAGGCGCGTATACTGAGGAGGTGGATGGCGAGGTGTACGAGCGTTTCAACACCGAGCCGATCCCGCAACCCGAGGAGCCAGTAAATGACCCTGTCTGAAATAGCCCAATACGCCGGTGAGAAGGTCGGAAAGACCGACTCCGAAACGCTGACCTTCCTCCAGAAAGCCGCAAGCTTGGCTTACCGCCGGGTCTGGAACTTTGCCCCTTGGCGCGAGACTGTCACCAGTTCCACCTACTCGGTCGGAACCAACCGCACCATTACCCTTGGAACCAACGTGGAGACACCGCTCTCCGTATCCTATGACCAATCCGAAGTTGAACCCATCGACCTTGCCACCATCATCAGTCAAGACGCCGATCTGCTCGAAGACACCCGCACGGGTACTCCGGTGCTTTATCACTTTACTGGCCGCAATACGAGCGGAGTTGCACAGCTTGATCTGTATCCGCGATTGGAAACTGCTGGGACGATAAGCCTGCGGGTGGTGGAGAAGCTGAAGTGCCTCACACGCACCAACATCATTGTGGACTTCCCGCCGACCACGCAGGCGTTGGATGACGAACTCCGTTTGCCCCATGTCCATCAGGTCGTTCTTTCCCTGACCCACGCCGATGCACTAGAGCGTGAGCGGCAATACGCCAAGGCGCAGTCGGTCGTTCAGACCGCCAATGCCGACCTTGCGGCGATGGCTAACTACGAACTGAGTCAGGTTGGCGGGATCAAGCAGATAACGCCTTCCAGCTTGGGCGATCTCTCCATCGAGGAAATCTCAGCCTCCTAATGCCATACTACTCGGACAACCTCGACGACCTATTGGCGTTTGACGGCATCCGCAGTTTTGCGGGTGGTCAAGCCAGCGGTCTGCAATCAGACCTCTTGGCTGAGAACCAAGTTCAGCAGTTGGTCAATATGACCCTGTCGCCAAAGGGCAGCCTTGAGACCCGGCGAGGGTTGGTCAACTTCAACACCACGGCGACCAGCCAAGAGGGGTCGATTGGAGGAATGCGGTATTTTGATACGGCGCAATACGAGAACCTTGTCACCGTAACGCAAGGCAGGCTTTACAGCATCAACTCCAACGGCAGCGCAACCCTGCACCCGGCGGATGAAATCTGGAATTCGTTCACCGGAGCAACTCGCATTTGGAATAACGAGAACCAGCAGTGGGCTGATGGATTTTCCACAAACTTTGATGTCAAGGTCAGCATGGCTCAGTTCAATGACAAAATGTATCTGGCCGATGCGGACGGTCCGCTTTACTATTTTGATGGTGACGTTGCCACAAGGCAGGGCGGCAAGGTCAGGGCTATCACCATCTCGACAGGCGGAACTGGATACACCAGCGCAACGGCTATCGTGACCGGGCCGGATTGGGGCGGCACGCTTCCAACCCTGATTACGCAAGTGGCCGGCGGGGCCGTCACCGGAGTAACCGTGGTGGATGGCGGATCTGGCTATTCCGGCGCACCGACCGTAACCATTATTGGCAATGGCTCCGGCGCTACCGCAACCGCCACGGTCAGCCCGCCTCCGCTCAATCTTAGGCTTTTAATCAACACCGGCAACCGCCTCTTTGGCGTGGGATCAGCCGGCAACCGCAACACGCTTTACGCTTCCGACATTCTGGATGCCTCCATTTGGGACGCGGCAAACTCGGTCGTCGTAAACGCCGATGACGGAGATGAGATCACCGCCATCGTCCCCTATTACGAGAACCGAATCATCGTCTTCAAGAAACGGCGCATATTCCAAGTTACGATTCCTCCAGACATGACCAGCGCGGCGGATTGGGTGATCCAGCTTATCTCCAATAACACCGGTTGCGTGGCTGAGGGTTCCGCCGTGCAGGTCAATTCCGACATCTTCTTCCTTTCCGATGACGGCATCCGCTCTCTGGTTAGGTCTGCGGCGGACGACTTTACCTCGGTTGGTCTGCCAATTTCAGAGGTTATCAAGGATGTGATTCAGGAAATCAACGTGGCCGAGATTGGGATCTGCACGGCGGCTTTCTACGACAACCGCTACTTCCTTGCCGTGCCGACAGCATCAAACGATTTTAACGATACCATCATTGTGTACAACACGGTACTGGGGGCATTTGAGGGGACTTGGACTCCGAATGTCATGCAGTTTGCTTTGACCAATTTCCAAGACGAGGGGCTTCGGCTGATGAAGAAGTCCACCACGGGACAGGTCCAGAAGTATAGTGGATACAAAACCTCGGCACAGGTCACAATTGCCGACTACCAAGATGCCGGAGTTGACTACGAATCCTATGTCCGCACCTCCGATATGGACTTTGGCGATCCTTTTGCCGAGAAACATGGAAGCCATTTTGAAGTGGTGTTTGACGATTCATTCTCGACCGATACGACCATCTCTATCCAGCGGGATATTGACGTTGGCGATATTGACGTTCAGCCAAACCTCAATGTATCCAGCGCAGTCCTAACCTTGCCCTTTGTTCTCCCGGCTCAGTTGCCATCCTCGGTCAAAAAAAGGCTTGCCAGCGATCTTCGGACATACCAGAAATGGCGATTGCTGAACATCAAAATCCAATCTGCCGCCAACAAGCTTGCCATCCGCCAGATCACGGCTGCGGCCAATCCTGACACCATTGAGGTGCAGAAGAACATCTCGTGACGGCTGTGGAGTTTATCGAGGCTTCCGGCGTGCCGGAGTCAACTTGGCCAACCTTTAGGGAATGGTTTAACTGGCACTCTGAGCGTGGTTTGGTTGGGGTGGCCAAGGATGGGGATGAGGTTGCCGGGGTAGCCATTGCCAGGTGCATTAAGGGCATGGAAGCCCCTGAGCCTTATGAACATGACGAAGCCGGAGAGAGTGTGTTCGTGGACTTGACCGTGACCTCGATTGATGGTAAAAGTAACGCCTTGAGTCGCAAGGCTCTAAAGTGCCTGCTGAGTATCCTTTGGGATAGATTCGGTCCGCGCAGGAGGATCACATTCAAGCGTAACGGCTTTTACAAGGAGTACGACTACTACAATTTTATGCGAAAGGCACTAAACTAATGGGCGGCGGACCATCCATCCCGGCACCCCCTCCTCCTCCCGACCCCCTAAAGGCGGCGCAGGCCAATTCCCTTTTCTACCGATCCTCGCTGGAAACCTACGTTGAGAAGGCTCCAGACATTGCGGCTTTGGAAAACGCTCTTCGGATCAAGTATATGCCCGAACAGCGTCAGTTGGAACGCCAGCTTTCCGCAGCCGACCAGCTTGCCCAGGTTCAGACCGGCCTCCAGCTTGAGAGGCAGTACGGACCGCAACGCACGATGGAAACGCTTCGTCGGCAATACGAGTATAGCCCCGAAGCCTTTGCCCTGAATCGTGGGCTTGGAAGTCAGCTTACCCGCCAGTTCGAGCGCACCTATGGGGTTAGCCCGTTTGCCAGCGTGGAGCCAATGGTTGCCTACGGCGGCGGCGTGGCTCCGGTCAATTACACCGGAGGCATTGCTCCGCAGATCGGTGCGCCCGCCTATACCACCGAGATTGGTGATGTGTTGGCGCGTAACGTAGAGGCCCAGAAGAGGACGACCGAGAAGTTTAGGGCTGGGGAGATTTAGTATGAGCAGGGCAGTTGGATATCAAATTGAAAGACAAAGGAAGGCAGCGCGAGAAGCTGCCGCACTTCAATCAAAAATTGATGCAGCAGCAAAAAAAGGTGAAGACGCAGCCAAGAAGGCGATGGAAGATTCTTCAAAAAAAATATCGGAATTGCAGGCAACATATGAAGATCAGCTTTCCAAAAATCAGACATACAATACGCTTGCAGAGCAGATTGCCGGACTTACCGGTGGTGTTCGCCGTGGTGGTGGAGGAGCAGATTTGAACCAAGCGATTAACCAATTGGGTGCTGGAAGAAACTACGGAGCATCCGATCTTTCATCCCGACTAAACTTTCAAGTATCAGACCAGCAGATCGTTGACGATTACAACGCCACCCGCCTCGGTCGCCTTAACCGTATTGCGGAAGACGGAAACTCGCAGATTGCCGGAATTCAGGCGCGTATTGATGCGGCCAATCAATTGCTTGAAAGCCTTCCGGCAAAAGATCCTCGTAGAACCTCTGCCCAAGTTTCCATTGACCAGCTAAAGGCAGACCTTGCCAGCGTGCAGGGTGCGGTAACAAAGGCTGGGCAACAGATCGCCGATTTCAAACCAATCACAACCGCCGACGATGAGGGACTTAAAGAGATCACGGCGTTCCGTGAGTTTATCAAGTTGCCCGAAGAACGCGCTGGCGAACAACTCAAACAGATTGACCCGGAATCCTATAAGACCGCAGTCGGCCTTGGGCAACGCTATCGTCAGCTTGCGACCGAGGAGTTGCCTGCAACGACGACTCCGCAGACCGAGCAACTACGCAACACCATCGAGCAGGAAGCACTCAATCAGCTTCGCCTTGGCTCGACCTTGGGAGCCGAGGAAAGGCGTGGATACGAGCAGGCGGTGCGTGCCGCCCAGACCGCCCGTGGCAACATCTTCGGCCTTGGACCGGCAGTGCAGGAAGCGGCGCAGATCGGTGCCGCCGGGGAACAACGCAAGCTTGCGCGTTACGGGGCGGCGCAGCAGTTCCTGGCCTCCGGAGAAACGACCGGTGGAGCAGCCGCCCGTGACCTTGCGCTTCGCGAAGGATTGACCCAGCAACGCCTTGGTGCGGCTTCCGGCTTCTTGGCCGGTGGACCCTCGCTTGCCAACCTTGCACAGCAAAGGCTCGGCCAGCAGAACCTTGCGGCGCAGCAATACATTCAGGCCAATCAGGCATTGCCTGGACAGTTCCAGACCCAGGGTATGCCGCAGCAGTTTTATCAAACCGCAAGCCAAGAGATCCCAGTTCAGCTTGCTGGTAATGCGGCCAATATCTACGGAACCATGTCTGACTATCAGGCTCGAACCTACGGGGCGCAGACAAGCGCAATCGCCTCCAGCTATCAAAGTCCGTTCCAGGCTTTCGGACAAGTGGCTGGTGGAATTGGCAGCTTGTTGAGTCCGCTTAAATTCGGTTAATTTTATGGCAGATAGAATTTCATACGGACCCATCACGCTTTTTGAAAGCGATGCTTACAAGCGCGGAAAACAGCTTGAGGCAACCAAAAAAGAACTTGAGGTTGAGAAGGCTCAATTGGACCTGCAACGCGCAAGGCAACAGGTTTCCAAAGAAGAGGGAGAAACCCTTTCCGGGCGTGTAGGTCAGGCTGACATTGCCGCAGATGTCCTTGAGCAGGCTAGGCAAAAACGCATGGGCGTTGAGATTGGTGCAGAGGTTGGTAGAGAGGCAACTGCCGCCAATGGGCTTAGTCTTCTTGAGGCAACGACAAAGCAGGCAGGAATTAACAGGGAAATGGCAAGAGAAAGCGCAAGGCTTGGAGCCGTGGAACAATACATGGTTGACAAAGGGCTTGCGCCTACTACAAAAATTGATATTGGAGGAATGACATCGACTGTTCCGTTTGGTGCCGGTGGGGAAAGAATGGCAAATGCCTACGATCAGATTTATACAAACATGGTTCCGCAGCTTGCAAAGACTTATATGGCCGAAGGATTTGACAAGGACACGGCAACCAGAATGGCAAGTGACGACATTAGAAAGCAACTTGTAAAGGCAGGAACAACTGGAAAGGTTGTGCTTGCTGGGGCAGATGGTGTAAGCACAATTTCATACAGCAACGAAGAGGCACAAAGAATGTGGAAAGACCCAAAAACTCCCAAGCATCTTCGCGATCAGCTTAATGGATTTTTCGGGGCGCAAGAAGGTCCGACAGCTTCCGATTGGGTTAAAAACCAGACAAGGCGTTAAACATGGCGGAGCCAATACCCGCCCCTGAAATTAGTCAGGAAGAGTTGCAGGCCAGGCTTGCCAACATACCCGGCGCACCGCCGCCAGAACCGGCTGCTCCGGTTGAGGCTCCGCCATCCTGGGCCGAGATCAGCGAGACGGATGATTACAAGTCGCTTGATTATCCCTCACAGGTTGACCTGGCCAGGAGGTGGGGAGAGCAATCAAAGCAGTATGCCGCCACGCTTCCTGGCTATAATGACGAGCAGGCGGCGCAGATTGACGATTTTGTGGCCAACGATGCCGTTGAGGTTCCGGCCAATATTAAACGCGCCTCGGCTGCGGCTGGGTTGGTTAAGGGTGCTGCTGCTGGATTAGGCGCGCTGGCTGGAGGATTGGGAGGTGCTGCCATTGGTGGCCCTGTTGGCGCGATTGGAGGTGGCGTTGGAGGAATGATTTTGGCAGGCGAAGCTGCCGAGGCTGGCTTACAGAAATTTGTTCCTGCCGTAGCCGAATCTCGCAAGTTTGCGCCAGGTTATGCCACGGCTGGAGAATATGCTCCGTCTGTTGCTATGGCTGGATTGGGTGTGCGGGGTCTTGTTACAGCAGGAAAGGCCATGGCTCGCGAGCTTGGCACAAAGAAGGCCGTTGAGGAGATTGCCAAGACTGCGGCTGTTTCCGGTCTTGTTTCAGGTGGTGTCGGAACCGCAACCAGGGCAGTGCTTGGCGCAGAAGTCACGCCCAAGACAGTTGCGGAAGATGTGCTTTTCGGTGCCTTGTTTGCAGGTCTTGGAAGCGGCGCACGGGTTCAGGGCTACAACAGGGAGCAGGCACTCAATCTAAACGAAAGAGTCAAATCTGGTCGCGCATCTGAGGCCGAATACAGGGATTGGCAAGGCATTCTTGCGGAGGCCGAAAGGACGCAGGCGCGTGGGGTTGAGTCGGCCAAGCGCACGGAAGTTGAGCTTGGCGGTCGCCCGGTGCTTCAAAAGACAGAACTCACCACCAGGCCGCAACCGGAAATGCGACCAGTACCAACCGGAGAATTGCCAGCACCCAGGCCGCAGATACCGGAACTTCCAGAGGTTGGAGTGCGCGGGGCTGCTCGCGGAACACAGGCAGATACCGCAGAGATGCAGCGGCGTGGTGTCACCAGCGAGATGCAGGAAACACTGCTTGACCTAAATGACCCGGTTCCGGTAAGGAAAACCTTTTCCATTGAATCACAAGGAATCAACCGTGAAGCCATCATACCTGTTCCCAGAACAATTATCCCTCCGCCTCCTCGCGGACCTCGCGAAGCAGAGCTTGTGCGCGAAGGCGAGATCATTACGCCTCGCAGAGTTCTTCCGACCACACAAAGGCCCGCTCTCCCAGAACGAGCGGAAATGGAGGTTCCTGCGCCAGCAGTTGAGCCTGCGACTCCAGTTGGCCAGCCAATTCCGCGCCCTATGGGCGGAAGGGGCGGAGAAGCTGGATTCATAATTTCAGATCCAGCCGAAAAGGCCAGGGCCATTGCCCAGCGTTGGGCCACCAGCCGGGGTGATTTGCCGAAAGAAGCTTTCGATATTCTTGAGGCCAAGGATCAGCGCATCCAGGCCATGCAGAAGCAGGTTGATTTTACGTTGCGCGACTTGGCCAAGGCCACGGTTGAGGCCAACGGCAAGCGCGTTCTTACCGAACCGCAGAAGGCAATTATTGACAGTTATATGCGTGGTCAGTCTGATGTGTTGCCAGAACTGCCGGAACCCCTGCAAGGTCCGGTTGCCCAGATGCGCCGCCAACTTGATAACCTCACCGACAGGCTTGTCGAATCCAACGTGTTTACCGGACCAAAGGCCGAAGCCGTGCTTGCCAGAAGGGGTGAGTACGTCACCAGGTCTTATGAAAAATACGATAATCCCCGGTTTGGATTTGACCTACTCCAGAAGCGTGCGCCGGAGCGTCTTGAGTCAGCCATAAAATTTCTTCAGAACGAGATTATTGCCGCAGAACCAGGGATCTCGATGGCAGACGCAAGGCAGCGTGCGATTGGAAAAGCCAAGGAAATATCCACTCCCGAAGAGGGGTTTTCTTTTGATTCCTTGGTAAATGCCGCAAATCTTGGCAAAGATTTAAGCATCACAAAGAAGAGGAAAGACATACCCGAAGAGATCAGATTCCTTCTTGGCGAATACGAAGATCCGATCATCAATTACGCAAGGACTGCGGTGAAGATGATAAATTTGCTTCAGTCGCAACGCACCCTTACGGATCTTCGCGATTGGGGTGTCAGCAACGGGTTGTTCTTTGACAAACCCGCCGGCAATGCCTCACAGATCATCGCGGCTGAAGGATCAAAGACACTGGAGCCTCTGAACGGCTTATATGCCGAGCCTGAGCTTGTGAATGCAATCAAGGATTTCGATGTGATGGTCAAGGGTGGTGATGCCTACAAATTATTCAGCGCAGTTAACGCATGGGTCAAGTGGGGCAAGACGGTAGGAAGTATCCAGGCTCAGTTTAGAAATCCGCTTTCAAACATTGTTATTGAGATAATGAATGGCAACTTTGCATTCACCGGAAACAAGCAGGCATTAAGCACAATCCTTTCCGAGTTTGGAGTTCCGGCTGTTGATTCACCTGCAATGCGAAAATACATAACTCGCGCCACGCAGCTTGGCGTGCTGGATACGACCGTTCTTAACGAGTTCTACCAGACCCTTCGGGATGCCCAGAGATACAAAGGCGATACCATGAGTTTTGCCGAGGATCTTTCAGGAAAGTCACTGAATGCGGCCAAGAAGGGCATTATGACCCTGAACAAATTGTATAGGTCCGGCGATAACTTTTTCAAAATTATGGCCTGGGAGTCTGAGACAAAGGCACTGATGCAGGGCAAGGGATTGTCCAGGGAGGATGCCGAGGTTGAGGCGGCGGAACGTGTTAAGAACACAAGACCCACATATTCCAGGGTATTCAGGATTATTAAGAAATGGAGAAATCAACCACTTTTTGGTCAGTTCATGTCTTGGCCTTCTGAAATTCTTAGAACCACCGCAAATTCTGTTCGTTATGGAGCGGAAGACCTAAAGACTCCCGGCATGAGATCGCATGGATTTAAGAGACTTATTGGCATGATTGTCGGGACTTCGATTGGGATTGGGATTGTTAGGGCATTTATGTGGGCCACTGACTTCAACGACAGGAAGGTGGATGCCATGAGAAGATTCGTGGCACCATACCAGAAGAACGCCTCGCTTGCCCCTACCGGGGTTGATGATAAGGGTAACGTTGGATATATCGACATTTCATACACGGACCCGTTGGAGGTGTTTAGGGGGCCGATCCTTGCCGCAGTGTCTGGCAACAGTTTTGAGGAAGGACTGCTTAATTCAACTCGCGAGTTTCTTGAGACTTACCTTGGACCAAGCATTCTGGTTAATTCCCTTGCTTCCGCAATCTACGGAAAAACACCGCAGAACAGGGAAATACGAAATCCGCAAGACCCAGCACTTGATCAGGCTTACGACACGCTTACATACTTTTTGCGCCAAAACGAACCGGCCACCTTGTCGCAATTCCGCCGTGTCTACAAGGCACTTCGAGGTGAGCCGGATGTCGCGGTGTCAAAATACGGTCGAATCTACAAACCTGGCGAGGAAATTTCCGCAATCTTTGGTATCCGCCCACAATCCATTGATCTTGCAAAAGCACTGGAGGGTAAGTCGGCTAGGTTTGCCTCCAATATGTCGGATGTTGGTCGCATCTTTACGGAGACGTATGGAGCAGCCGGAGTTGTTCCAGGGGCGGATATCAGGTCTCAATATGCAAAGATGGAAAACCGAAGGAGACAATTGTTTGATGAGGCCAACAAGGACTTCCACGCTGCCATGCTTCTGGGCATGGACAAGGGCGAGGCCATCCGCTCCATGAGCGTTGGCATGGGCAGGGCAAATGCGGTTGCCGTGGCGAATAACAGATACAGGGATTACAAGGTTGGCAAGGCACTTCGCCAACAAATGCAGAGAACCCTCACGCCGGAAGAGATTCAGAAGCGCGAGGCAGTGCGCCGGGAAATTGAGATGGGGGTTGAGTAATGGCACGCTTTGACATATCTGGTTCCGCCAGTAGGCAGACCGGCTTGGATCGGCAAATGACAAACGATTCAATCCGGAGCGAAATTGAGCCAAGGCAAAAGGTTGAGGCTCAAAAAGCCTTCGTCGCTCCGCCGCAAACCAATCCACAAATTTCAACATTGACGGAATACGAAAGGCCGGAACCCATGAAAACACAATCCAATTTGGATGATTTACCGCTTCCCATGCAGACCGTAAATTGGGAAGCGCGGAGAGACAAACAGGGCAACCCGATTGTATACCAGTTGCCAGCCGGTGACATGGGGGGTAAGTTTGAGGTGGCTGGAATCAACGACCGGTACCATCCTGAAGCATTCAAAGCTATCTCGTCGCTCCCAGCGGAAGAAAGAGCGGAAGCGGCTGCGGAATACATCCGAAGCTACACCGCTCCGCTCGTCTCCCAGTTGCCCAGGTCCATGCAGGCGTTCGCGCAGGATCTTGCGTTCAATCGAGGAATGGGCGGCGCAGCACGATATATCCAGCAGGGACTAAAGGATCTTGGCCAGGACATTTCCGTTGACGGAAAGCTTGGCCCCAAAACCCTTGCCGCAATCAATAAGGTGCAGCCAAGGGCGTTGATGCAGGCCGCAAGCCAAGCGCAACTTAACGATGAATACAGAAGGGCGGAAATTGATCCGCGCAGGAAGAAGTTTATCCAGGGATTAGAGAACAGGATTAGGAACAGGTTTTCTACTTTAGGACAGATTTGACAAACATGGCTCCCTTGAGGCCGACTGAAACACTGGATGCGCTTAAATACATATCACCTGCTTTTGCCGTAAATCCGGTTGTACCCACAAAATCACTTCCAACCCTGACGACAACCTTTCCGCTTGGGCCGAGGT